GTGCAGCCTTTACAGTCGTTAGTCATCTTTTTGTAAATTCTTTGGGTGCAAAAGCAGCGCACCAGCCGTTACGCTTATCGCAGTCGCAATCGCACTGATCGCAGCACCAGTCGTAATAGGTGTTATCGCTCCGGCGGCAGATTTCACGGATTGCTACGCGGTAATCTTCTATTTCTTCATTGTAATCGTGGCACAGTGCATCGAAGTCTTTGCGTTCGCTACGCAGTAGGCCGTGCAAATAATCATAATGCGGTTTTGGCACACCGCCGAGAACATCTAACAGCCATAGGCGTATTATATATAGTAATCTTTTCATATCTGTACTCCCATACGATCGGCAAACTGGTGTAATCGAACCATTATGTTATCCAAAATTTTATTTGTACCTATAAGCGCAGCTTCAAGCGTATCTTCTCCCAGCGTATCGGGTTCGGCCGTGTTTATGCCAAATGTTTGTGCTTCTATAGCACTTAACACAACGTTAATTTCGCATACCGCCTTGTAATTAGTACCCGTAATATTTTTTATAGTATCTGTGGACGCAACGGCTGGCATAGGTGCACAACACACCTCGTTTGCTCTTTCAAAATTCATATTTACCATCCTTTCGACTAACGTTTCTGTAGTTTGTCACATATTTTTGCGGTTTCTTCTGCAAGATTATCGTATATTTCTTTCGGAATAACATAATCAATGCCATCTGCGCTACACGGAACGACGCTGTCCAATCTTTCTTTCAGTCGAGCCAGTTTTGCAGATTTATAGGCTTCTACAAGCGTTTCGCAATCGTGCATTATAACCATTTGGTCGAGCATAATGCGCACATCGGCTATTTCCTCCGCAATATGTTCAACATTATCCTCGCCGCGCTCATACTTGCAAAGTTCCTTTTGCAGCTCCGACATTTCTTCCATGCATACGAACGTCTGCAATTGCCCGCCGTAGGTTTCAAGCGCCTGCTGGTATATCTGCTTTGCCTGATATTCGGATTTTTCTCCGGTGTCTTCTAACAAGCGAAGCACTTCATATGTGTTGGCACAGTGATAGCCTTTGCCGTTTACAAAGACAGTGTAGCTGCCGTCGTGGTTGCTTTTGGCTTCCCAGCCTACGTTTTTTGGCATTTCATCCTCCTAAAAATAGATTTATCTGCATGGAGTGTTCTCTGAAGCGTTCTTCCTCTTTTTCGAAGTAATCCTTATCAATTTCACATCCCACATAGTCAAAGCCCATATTGTAAGCGGCTATCCTGCTTGAGCCGCTGCCCATATGCGTATCAAGTATCTTGTCACCCTCTTTTGCGTAACAACTATATATCCACTCATATAACTTCACGGGCTTCTGTGTTGGGTGAAATCGTCCGATTTGATTTTGCATATTGATGTCAATCACCTTTGCATTATCGTTGAAGCTTGTCCATGCGTATTCACACATTGCCATTGAGAAATTTTCGGGAATGTTTGTTTTCCGGAGTATCAGGAAGCACCTTGTCGGCGGTAGGGCAAAATAATTGCCGCCCCAAATAATTTGGTTGCGTGAGACACGAAAAAGTTCTGTAAAATACTCTTCCTTCGGGGCAATGTCCCACGCTATGATTTTCCCCCCTTGTAACGGTCAAATCGTCCCCCAAAACGGCTCTTGCCTGCTCGTTTGAACGATCCCATGCCGTCGCCGTATGGCGGGTCAACAACAGCAAGTTCAAAGGCATTGTCGGGCAATGTTTTCATGTATTCCATACAGTCGATGTTGAATGCTTCAGTCATGTCCATACCTTTCATCGAATGGCGAGAAGTTATCCTCGCCCACTATTTCTTTGATTCTGCGGTCAAGCGTGACCTTCGCATACTCGATGCTGTCATCGGCCTTGCTGTCTTCCACCACTAATTCAGCGATTTCGTTTGCATATTTAACAAACGCCTCGCCAAACGCCCGGGCGCGTCCTGCGCCCAAGCCCAGCACTTCATTAGCGGCCATAAACGCGGCATCTTCGGCAAGCTGCATGCGGTTTCTGCCGTATAGCCGCAGCTGGATATCTACTTCGCGCTGCACGGCCTTTGCAAATGCTGATTGCTTACCCATGCTTAGTCACCACCTTATGGCCTACGTATTCGTCGATACTCAGTCCGAGTGCATCGGCAAGGATTTCTATTGTATCTATCCAGCCGCCGCGTAGTGATTTGCGTTCAAGCAGGCTTATCGTGGTTTGGGCTATGCCGGATATTTCGACCAGCCGCACGATGCTTAACCCTGCATCCAATCGCGCCTTGCGCATATATTCCCCGCGTGTCATTTTTGTCCCTTTCTTATCGTCGTTTTAACGCTTTCAACGCCGTCACGGAGTGTAGCCGTCAGCACATCGAAGTTTGCGTTTATGCAGTCCTCGTTGAGCTTTCGCGCCGTCGTTATCGTCTGGCATATATCGTCAGCAGCTTCGGTTATGGTGTTCACTGCCTCATCGAGCTTTTCAAGCAGTTTGATGATTGCCGTCGCCGTGTTGTCAATCGGCTCTGCTGGCGGTTTGGGCTGCGGCGCTGCTTCTGCCGCTTTGGGCGTTGCTCTGCGATGCCGTACCGCCTCAATAGCCTCCGCGACTTCTTGCGGCAGTTGCGTATTGAGGTATTCGCAAGCCCAGACAATCGCCCCGCCGGTTGTCGCAGACCGAGAATATTCTATTAACTCGTCCCACCGCTCATTGGCAATGTGCTTTACCACAGTGTACAGTTTGTTGCAGTAGCTCCCGCTCGCGCCGACCGCAAACGCCGCCTGTTCGCCTGTCTTGCCCATCGACATAAGCGCAATTATCTTCTCGTTCGTCGCGTTAGAAATTCGTCTTGCTCCCATTTTTGTCAGTCCTCCTTTTTATTTTTCCCATTCAAGCGCTTGCCCACTATGTCATCCCACCGCCCATGCGCCACCGGCGCATAGCCCTGCTGTACCGCCATGCGCTTAAACTCGCTTTTTGTCGGTTCGTGAATATAAATAGGCTCGACAGCAGGCGCACACTTAATGCGCTCGATAACTTTGTGAGCGCCTCGCATTTCTGCGCTCGTTATTTTTTCTCTTACCGTGTATACCACCGATTGCTCGATGTCATGTAACAGCGCTTCACGATCTATGTATTCAGCCATTGTCATTCTCCTCCCGCAATTCATTTTCTTCAACGCAACAACTTGCACAAACGCTTTCTCCCGTCGGCAAACCGTAGCACTTTTCACCGACTTCAATGCGTTTTCCACAATACTTGCAATAATTCCAAAGGAAAGCGTTCCTGTCTATGTATTCAGCCATTGTCGCCCTCGCTTTCTGCCTGATTTTTCAGGTTTCCCCACGCTGTGTAGCAACTCGGGCACAGATGGTTTCGACCAAATTCACCCCATCCATACGGTAGCGTATAGCTAAAGCTGCAATCATATCGTTCAGCCAGTTTGATTGCTCCGCAGTGATCGCAGATGAAAATTTTTCTCTTAACTAATGACATTGCTAATCCTCCATTCCGAACAGCCGCCGTTGTATTTCCACACACAGCGGTCACATTTTCCATAGCATGGTTTAGTCATCGTCATTCTCCTTTCCGCTAAGCCACGCACGCAGCTTGTGTGCGCACGAAACGCACAGCTCGTAGTCGTCGTCGTTTATTTCCATTTTAAACCGCCGCGTTCCTGCGTAGATCACGGAGCTCTTTGGGTTTATCTCCGCGCCGCAGCGGTCACAGATCAGTTTTGTCGCCATCTTTCCTTGCCTCCAATGCTTTCTCCGCTTCCTCGCGGGTCAGGAATACGGTCTTGCCAAAATCGGAAAACCGATAAAACCTTGGGGCCATTGGCGTGTATTGTACTGCAATGCACCATCCGTCAGTGTTCGTTTCGATCCATTTTGCCACCATCGGCAATATGGTCTTTTCCACGTGGAATCCGTACACAACATCGCCCACCTTACACGGCAGCACCACCACGCGCCCCGCCTTGTCGGCCTTTAGTAACTCGCGAATCCGCTCCGCCTTTGACGTGTCATCGCTAAAGGCAGATTCGATGATGACCTTTGCGTTTTCACATTGTTCCGGCGTCAGCCCCGTGTCCTCGTAGGCGGCGAGGCGGCTCCACGCCGCTTCTTCCCACTTGCAATTCATGGCGCAGTTCCCGCCAACTTCGAGGCATTCGGGGCCGTAAAAATGTGTGCAACAGATACCGTTTTCGTGCGATGTTTGCTTGCTATGTTTCGTCAGCCGTTCCATCACTCCACCTCCTGCATCCAGAACTCGCGGCTCCCATCGTTTACTCCTTTCG